GTGCCGCTGTAAAAAAGAAAACAAATCAATACGGTGGCAAGTATCAGGCCCTATCCCGTATAGTGCGTGAACAAACTATTGTGTGTGCAATTTGTGGGGAAGGTGCAAGGTATGGTGACCCGTTCGAAGCAGATCACATAGTGCCTTCAACAGAAGTGACTGACATCAGTCAACTGCAAGGCGTTCACCGTTCGTGCAACCAGCACAAATCAAACAAATAACCCCACCCAAACCCACAACCCCTGACCAAACCGGTTAGGGGTTTTCGCATACCCCCCCCCTGCCTTGACGGGGGGTGGGTGAAAAGCTCACAGATTACAACGCTCAAGACCCCGAGCCTACTTTTTCACACACATCCGCAGTTCAAAGGTTTAGACTTAGACCTGTAAAGCCACAGAACGCCCGTGACGGGGTTTTGAGAAAGTGAATGGTGTGCGTTGCCTAATCCACCTAAGCCAGCCGAATTGAAGGTGTTGCAGGGTAATCCTGGTAAGCGGTCTTTGAAGTTAAATGATGGGCTTGCCCCGTTGGATTATGGCAAGGCTGAACCGCTTAGGCCGTTGGGTGATTCTGGGCGTAGGTTGTGGGATTCTATTTTTGGTGCTGGTGAGCTTTGGATTTCGATACGCACTGACACGCAGTTGGTTCAGATGGTTTGTGAACAGTTGGATAGGCGTGACCGGTTGGTTGAATTGTGGTCGGCTGATCCTGCTGACCGTAAAGTGAATATGTCGCTGTTTGATACTGAGAAGGCGATTGTGTCGGGTTTGTCGCTTCTAGGGTTTACCCCTGCTGACCGCACCAGGTTGGGTTTGGTTTCGGCTAAAACCAAATCAAAGTTGCAAGAATTGCTTGACGCTAAGAAGGATGCAGGGAAGTGACTTGGCCACCAGCCTGGTTGACACCGATACCGCCGAAAGCGATTGAACGCGGTGATGGTGATTTTGCTGCCTTGTTTGCTGAATCGTTTGGGTCTATTGGTAAAGATGGCATTGCTGGTAAGGCTGGTCAAGCCTTGCAAATGCGTGGCTGGCAGAAGGATTTGTTGCGTCACCTTTACGCCCGTGACGCTGACGGTGGGTTGTTAGCACAGACCGCGCTGTTGGGGCTACCGCGAAAGAACGGCAAATCAGCATTGAGCAGTGCGGCGATTGGCCTATATTCGCTCATCGCTGAAGGCATAAACGGTGGTGAAGTTATTGCCGTTGCTGCTGAAAAAGAACAGGCACGTATCGTGTTTGGTGAAGCTAAAAGAATGGTTGAATCTTCCGAACTGTCACAAATGGTGACCGTGTATAAGGATTCAATCTTTGTGCCTGAAACGGGTTCAGTGTTCAAAGTGGTTTCGGCTGAAGCGTATTCGAAAGAAGGTCTGAACCCTAGCCGTGTGATTATGGATGAACTTCACGCCCATAAGAACCGTGAACTGTTTGACGTGTTTTCGTTGGCTATGGGTAATCGTGGAAACATTGGGCAGTTGGTGGCTATTACTACTGCTGGTGTGAAGTCTGATGCTACCGGTTCAGATTCGATTGCTTACACGCTTTACCAATACGGCAAGAAAGTTGCTTCGGGCGAAATTGTTGACCCGTCATTTTTTATGGCTTGGTGGGAAGCTGATCAGGATGCAGACCACCGTGACCCGTTGCAGTGGGCTAAAGCTAATCCAGGTTTTGATGACATTGTTGCCCGTGCCGATTTTGAATCAGCGGTGAAGCGAACCCCTGAAGCCGAATTTAGAACTAAGCGTTTGAATCAGTGGGTGTCTTCACAAATTAGTTGGTTGCCGAATGGTGCGTGGGATGTTTGTGCCGCTAACGAATTGCCTGACCCTGATGCAGAAATTATGGTTGGGTTTGATGGTTCGTTTAGTGGTGACACAACTGTTTTGGTTGGGGCTACCGTGCCGAAGGAAGAAGACGAAAAACCGCACGTGTTTCTAATCAAGGCGTGGGAACGCCGTGACGGTGTGGATGATGACACCTGGCGTGTGCCTATTCAAGAAGTTGAACAAACCATTATTGAATTTTGTGCGACTAACAAAGTGCGTGAAGTGGCGTGTGACCCGTATCGTTGGCAACGGTCTATGGAAGTTTTGGCAGACTATGGGATTCCAATTGTTGAATACCCGTCAACTTCTGCACGGCGTATGGTGACGGCGTGTGCCAAATTCTTTGACTATGTAACTGACGAACGTATGACGCACGATGGTAACCCGCTGCTTGCCCGTCACTTATCGAACGCTGTCACGAAGTCTGATGCGTTGGGTGTTCGTATCGTGAAGGAAAACCGAAACAGTTCACGCCGTATTGACGCTGCTGTTGCTGCCGTGATAGCACTTGACCGTGCGACTAGCGGTAGACTTGAAACGGTGGTTGTTCCGCAGTTCATTATGTAAAGGCTTTTAGAATGTTGGCTAACGTTTTACAAATCACTGGGGCTGTCATTATTAGTGCCGGTGTTGGTCTTATCTACGCCCCTGCTGGTGTCATTGTTTTGGGTGCGTTGGCTGTGCTGTTTGGTGTGGCGTTAGAAGGTAAGAAATAGTGTTGGCAAATCTTTTTGGTGAACAACGGGCGTTGAGCTTTCAACAGGTTTGGGGTTCGGGCGGTGACTTCACTACGCTTTCGAACGCTGACGTGATTGTGAACAGTGACACGGCGTTTACTGTGTCAGCGTTTTTTGGTGCAGTCAGTTTGATTAGCGACACCGTTTCAACGCTTCCTGTTGATTCTTACATTCGTGTTGATGGTGAACGCAGACCGTTCCGCCGTAACGGTGGCAAACCGTCTTGGATTGATCAGCCAGATGTTGACACAACCAAACAGGCACACTATGGGGCGTTGATTACTTCCCTGCTTGTTTACGGCAACAGTTACACACGTGTTTATCGTGACCGTGCTGGTGAAGTTGTGAACCTTGTTGTGCTTGACCCGAATACGGTTGAAGTCAAACGGTCTTCGTTGGGCCGTAAAGTGTTTCACGTTCAGGGCGAGAAAAAGCCATTGACCGCTGACGAAATTATTCACATCATTGATTTGGCTGTGCCAGGTTCGCTGATTGGTTTGAGCAGAATCACAAAACTGAAAGATGCGTTGGGTATCGGAATTGCGTTGCAAGATTTCGCTGCCCGTTATTTCGCACAAGGTCTGTCGGCTGATGTTGTGCTGCTTGCCCCAACTGCCACCCCTGAACAAGCTAAGAACTTGGTTGACGGGTTCAACAACCGTCACAGTGGTTTGAAGAAGTCGCACAAGGCTGGTATCTTGACGGGTGCTGGTGTTGACGTGAAGCAACTAACGAATGACCCTGAAAAGTCACAGGTGTTGGAATCACGCCGGTTCGTGGTTGAAGAAATCGCCCGTGCGTTCAACATCCCACCACACCTGCTAGGCATACCAGGTTCAAACACTTATGCATCAGTTGAACAAAACAACTTGCAGTGGATTTCGCACGGTCTAAGACCGATTACTGAAAAAATTGAATGGGCTTATAGCCGTCTGATTTCAACTGAACAGGCGTTTATCAAATTCAATATGAACGCACTTCTGCGCGGTGACTTGCAGTCACGTGCAACGTCTTACAGTGTTATGACACAGGCTGGCATTATGTCGGTGAACGATGTTCGAACCCTTGAAGATATGTCTGCCGTTGTTGGCGGTGACCAGCACCGTGTGCCGTTGGCAAACATTAACTTGACTGCTTCTGAACTGACTTCTGAAGAAATGCGAATCAAGATGGCCCGTGACTTGATTACTGTCGGTTTTGACCCTGAAGAAACTTTGAAAGCTTTGAACTTGCCGCCTATTACTCACGCTGGTTTGATTTCGACACAGTTGCAACCTGAAGGTTTGTAATGATTACAACGGGTCAGTTAACTGTTGGAACTACTAGGGTTGCGGTAGATAGTTCAAGTGTTGGTGTTTTTACTTTGATTGTTCATAATGCGTCAAACACTAACAACATTTTTTTGGGCAGTGAAACTGTCACGGCTTCTACCGGTTTGGAATTGCACAGTCACGAATACGTCACAATTCAGATGCTACCTGGTGACACGCTTTATGCGGTTTGTTCATCAGGCACACACGATATCAGTTGGATGAAAGTAAGTTAATGCCCTATTTTATTACTGATAAAAACGCTGACTGTTCAGGCTGGTCAGTGGTTGATGATGCTGGTGAAGCTTACGGATGTCACACCACTAAGCAAGATGCCATTGATCAGGCGATTGCGATAAGCATTAGTGATGATGAACCATTTGAAGGTGAACGTGCTGCTGTCAATTCACTAGCGCTTGATGATTATGTTTCGTGGGATGTTCTTGACCCTGAAATTGTGGCACAGGTTGTTGCGGTTGAAAAAGATGTTGCGGTTGTTCGAATCTTTGAAGAAGATGACGGCATTTTTACACCGACTGACAAACTGATGATTATGAACGTGTTCAAGTTGGAAAAGATTCCAGCACCGTCAATGTTGGCGGTTGAAATGGAAGATGAAGAACCGGCTGAACCTATGCCTGAAATGGAATCGGCTTCAGAAATCCGTGAACTGAACGTTCCAGCCCCTGCATATATGCAAGCGGCAGCACGGCGTGGTTTGCGTTATTACGAAGAAGGTTTGGGCGGTGACGGGCTAGTTCCTGCGACTATTCGTGAAGCCCGTGAAATGGCTGAAGGGCGTGTGTCTGATAACAAGTGGGTTCGCATTTCGGCGTGGATTGCTAGACACTTGCCTGATCTTGATGCCCCTAAAAACAGTAACGAATCAGACCCTGAGTATCCTGGTGCTGGTTTGGTTGCACACCTACTTTGGGGTTCAGGGCCTACTAAACGTCAAGCTTTACGGGCTAAAGATTACGCTGATTCTGTTGTTGCTAGGCTTGAAGCAGAAGGTGAAAGAAAGATGATTACTGAAACTGTGGAAAATCGTAAGAAGTGGCTGAACGCTGCGTGGGCTATAAAGTCTGCTGTTGAAGGTGGCACACCTGAAGCCCGTGATTTGGGTAAAGCTGAAAAGCGTGTTCACGTCACTAACTTGGAAGTTCGTGAAGACGGTGACGGTATGACGTTTGAAGGTTACGCCGCTGTGTTCAACAGTGACAGCGAACCACTGCCGTTCATTGAACGCATTGAACCTGGTGCTTTCCGTAAATCGTTACAGTCACGAAACGAAATCAAACTGCTATGGAATCACGATGCTGGTGAACCGCTTGCGTCTGTTCGCGGTGGCACACTAAAACTTTGGGAAGATGAAGTTGGTCTTCGTGCGTGGGCAAGAATCGCCAACACGCAACGTGGGCGTGACACTGCTGAACTGATTCGTTCCGGCACTATTGATTCAATGTCATTTGGGTTCAACGTCATTAAAGATTCGTGGTCTGATGATGGCAGTGTGCGAACCCTTGAACAAGTGCGTGTGTTCGAAATCAGTTTGGTGTCTTTCCCTGCCTATACCGCTACCGCTG